AGAAGAATTGAACAGAGCGTGGGTACCGGTCCGTCGAGTCATACTCGGTGAGCGACAGGGCCTTGCCGTAGCACTCCGAGTTGACCGTCTTCCGCTTCGCCGTGCGCCGCTCGTGGCCGGTTGTCATCTGCGGGTTGTACACCGGCTGGCGCCGGTAGAAGACCTGGGCGCTTTCGTGCGCCCGCAGAGGCTGCTTTTTCGCATTGAGGAAGCCGGTGGCGTTGCCCTTCTCCCAGATCCACTCGTAGCGGTAGTCTCGGGGGTTGCTGGCGACCACCAGCGAGCTGAACGGCTGGGCTGCGCAGAGGACGATGGCCGCCTCTGGCTTGGCGATTCTCAAGTACTGCTCCCAGAGGGGGGCGAATGGGATCACCACATCCCAGGCACACTGCGTAGTGCCGTAGGGCAGATCAGCCAGCACCAGGTCGACGCTGGCATCTGGGATCGACCTCATTACCTCCAGGCAGTCGCCTTGGTACAGGCTGACTTCGCTCATCGCGGCCCCCTGTAGATCAGGTAGGCCATGTACATCAGGGGCAGGATCATGGTTGCGTCTCCTGCTGGACCCCAAGCTCTCCCATCACCTCGGTGGCGATGGCAAAGCCAGGGCTACCAAGCGGGCATTCCTTGATGATGCGGTTAAGGCCATCGATCAGATCGCGGGCTGTGCCGATCATCATGTCGGCGTCGGCGTCCATATCCAGGCCGAGGGCTTCGCCAATGCTGCCGATGGAGACGCATGCATCCAACAGCATGCGCTTGTTGCGCTCGGCCTCCTTGCGCAGGGCATCGTTCTCGGCCTTGAGCTGGTCGTACGCCTCAGCCATCACGACATAAGGGCCGTGCGGGTCGTAGCTGATGCGGCTTCCCTCATCGGAAAGCATCTTGACGGCTTTGTAGCGGTGAACTTCGGTCATTGAATCAGCTCCTTGGGCACTTGGACGGTACCGCCGAGCTTGGCGGCGACGATGGCGCGGCAAGCGGCGATTAGGTGGGTCAAGCCGTCCGCGTCGCCTGGGGTGTCATCCAGCCCGGTGACGGCAAAGAATGAATCGGAGTACAGGCCAAAGCCGATGCGGTACTTCTGGACCAGCAGCCCGCCAAGAGCCCAGTCCTCCCAGGGGTTATAGCGCTTGCTGTGCTCGATGACTTCGCCACGATAGGTCACGAACACGCGCCACCCGTTGCCGTAGATCGGAGCCTCCAGGTCGAGCTCCAGCCCCTCAGCCTTGCCCACGGCCCACCCCAGCGCTTCGCCGGCTAGGTCGGCTGTCTTCACTTCGATCAGGTCGGTCATGCACGCTGCTCCTTCCGACGCTCCACATCGATCTGCTCATAAAGAGCATCCACTCGCTTCTGCTTGCGGTTAATCGCCTCGGATCGGCTGAGGTGGTCCCTCATGGCCTTGTCATATGGCTCGATCTTCTCGACCAGCCGAAGCCGCTCATTCGGATCTGTTGTTGCGTTGAACTGCTTGGCCAGTCGATCGCGCTCGCCAAAGTCCAGGTGGTCAAGCGATCGATTTTCTTTCTCCATTTCGGCAATGACGTCCGCCGATTGCCGCTTCCAGCGCAGGTACAGCACTTCGCTTTTCTTGGGCTTCATGAAGAAATGCTGAGACCGGATCCACTCAACCAAGTCTTCCTTGGTCATTTCGTCGAGCACGTCTTTGCGGGCGGCTTTGCTCACAGCTGATACCTCTCATCAATCCAGCGCCCAGGCGCCAGAGCGGGTGTAGGTTCGGGTTGGGTTTCGTGCGGGGAGAGCTGGCGCTCGTGATGGGTAACGCACGGCGCCGCCTGCTCGCCCTTGTGCTGGCTCATCCAAGAAGCGCCGACCAGTGCGCCGATGGCGCCGTATGTGAGAACTTCAATCAGCCAGCCGATCATGGCTGCACCTCGGCGTTGTAGCGCTTGTAGTCCTCGCCGAACTCCCAGCAGTAGGTCGCCGGCCATGCGCCTGGCGTGCCTTCCTCGACGAACACGTATCGATGTGCAAACTCGCCCGAGCGATCCGGCACCGTCTTGCACCATTTGTGCTGCGGGCCGCCCAGGAACCAGCCCGGGTGTTCTTTGACGGCTTCAGCCATGAACACTTCAAGGTCGTGGTGACCCTTGCTCATCGCGATGTAGGTGTCGCTGCCGACGCTTTGCACCTCCAGCGGGTACTGTTTTACAGGCACGGTCGTTCCTTGGCCGCCATATCGCGGCAGTAAGTTGTACAAAAAAATGAATGAGTAGAGGTTTTTTGCCCGGTGGTCCGATTCAGCTCACAGTTCGGCCTTTACCGGTTGTGCACTGGTACCGCTTCGCTATGGTGGTCTTTGGCCCTAAACAAAATGACATCAGTCCTAGGAGGCAGCATGCGCATGCGCGGCGACGTTTATTGGCAGTGGTCGGACCCAACCCTGCACCACCGGGACCATGACGAAACTCTCGATGACGGTACGTTTATCGATGTGCAGGTCCGGCTGTCTCGCACGGGCAACACGCAGATGTTCATCGGCGTCTATGCGGCCGCTGGCGCTGCGATCCACGAGGAAGCTTTCGACTCCAGGCCAGGCGAATCGATGACCAGGGCATTGGCCTGGGGGGTAGGGCGTGCCCGCCGGATTGCCACCGAAGGCCTGGCTGCAACGGACAAGATTGCGGCCTGCTCGAAATAGAGGGGAGAGGGGTTACAGCTGGATGGAGTACAAATGTGCTCTTCTGAAGCAGCTAGATGCTCAGTTTCCTGCATGATCGGCATTCGCGCATAATCAGTTATTTACTTCAAAGGCCGTATCATGGAAAAAGCCTGGGTGCGCTGGCTTGTTTGCCTATTGCTGTTCCTAAGTGGTGGTATTTTTTTCAAGCTCCTACCGCAGGTAAGCGTCGATCTCAAGCTTGATTGGAACGCATTTTCTGCGATCGGCACTTTTGCAGCAGTAATCGTGTCGCTCTACCTAGCGAGCTCCGCGGAGAGAAAGCTGGTCGCGGAGCGCAAGGAGCGTTCGGCGCTGGTTGCTGCCCGTGTATGGCCTATTGCAGACGCATTGAACGGTCATTTGTCCGACCTAAGTGGCTGGGTATATTTCGATAATCTTGATGACCCGGAAAAGATTTCGGATATACGCGAGAGGGTCAAACGACTGCGGGTGTGCCTAGATTGCATGAAAATTGACGATGTCGAACGAATTGTGGCTATCGACATTGCCGTCGCTAGCTACCTATCGAGAGCTATCGGAGAAATTGAAGGTGTGGTCGTTTCAGTGGAAAGGGAGGGGAAAGAGTGGGACGCTATTTCCCAATTAAGTAAAGAGTTCTATCGGAAGCATTGGGGCGACGCGATACTCAACGCTCGGGATTTTCTTCAGATGGCTCTTCCCAGTCTTCAGCATGCAGCCCAGAAAGCCGCTCCTATCCCTGACTGGGCAGAGATTTACGCCAATGAGGAAATCGGTGACTAGGCTGCTTGGTTCTGCTGATCAACTACACGCCAAGGGTCGTTGGCGCGAGCTAAGGCAGCCATTGGCGGCGGGCTGACGCTATTGCCGCACATGTGCACCTGCTCGGTCTTGGTGAACGGCTTGCCGTCGGCACCCTTGTCGATGATGTAGCTGGCCGGGAAGCCTTGGGCGCGGTAGAGCTCGTGCGGCTGCAGCATCCTCAGGCAGATGTCGACGATCACATAGGGCGTGCCCCTCACGGACACGGTGACCAGGCCCAGGCGGTCCTTGGTGGTCACCGTGGGCGCTGGCGAGTCGCAGGCGCTGATGTTCTCCGTCCCGTAGTAACTGATCAGGAACGCGGCGACGCGCAGGGCGCCTTCCTCGTGCTCTGGCGATAGCTTGTACTCGACCAGGGCGTGATGCTCGGCGCCGGCGGTCATGGTCGGCACCGGATCATCTACCGCCCGCCCTACGCAGTTGCGGCGGAGCGTGGCCAGGCTGGCCGTTACGAGGCGCTGCTGGCTGCCGGTGTTGGTGACTGTGGTCAGTGGCTCGTCCGCGCCCTTGGCTGGCGTGGTGTTGAATCCGCCGTTGGCCTGCTCAATGAATGCTGTGCACACGCCCATGGCATGGGCCGCACCCGCAGGCCGCTGGTAGTTGCCGCCGCTCGTTATGGTCGGCACAGGATCGGTGATGGCTGCCCCTTCGCTGTTGAACCTGAACTTGACCAGATGCGCCGATGCCAGCGCCCGGTGGCTTTGAGTCATCAGCGTGCCCATGGGCTGGTCAGCTGCTACTGGCTTACCGGCATAAACCGGGCCGCCGGCCCCGACCATTACCGGGCTGGCCATGGCGAAAGAGCCACCGCGCGGCCAGGAAGTGACGGTGCGCAGCGGCTCATCTGCCGACTGGGCGAGTTCACCCGACCAGTTCGCGATCGGCACGATGAAGGGCTGCGGGTTATCCAGCACGAACTTCTTCATACCCTTGGCCACTCGCCGCAGCGTGGCATCGGCCAACGCCTTCTTGCGGCTGAAGATGCTCTTGCTCGGCACGCTCCAATCGATGCAGTCGGCGGCGGTGCGCCACTTCTGCTGGCCCTTGGCGGGGTTCTTGGCGTGGGTTGGTTTTGGCCACACAATTGGCTGGCCATCGCAGCGGGCGATCATGAACAGGCGCTCCCGGCTGGTGGGCGCGCCGAAGTCGCAGGCCTTGATGATCTGCCATTCAACCTGGTAGCCCATGCCTCCGAGCAGATGCACAAACCGGCGCCAGGTGATGCCGCGCCGCTTCGGGTCGGGCACCAAGAACTGCTGTTGCACTGGTACGCGCTCGCTTACGGCGGCCACGCTGCCGTCCAGCTTCATCACCCGGCCAGTGGCCTTGTCGCGCTTCGCCACCAGCGGGCCCCACTGCAAAATCTGTTTCACGTTCTCCAGGCTGATCACCCGCGGCTTCTTCTTGCCTGCCCACTTCAAGCCAATCCACGACAGGTTGCGGATCTCGCGTTTGCGCGGCTGCCCGCCGGCTGCCTGGCTGTGGTGAGTGCAGTCGGGGCTCATGTGGAACCAGCCAACGGCGCGGCCCTGGCATTCTTCGTCCGGGTCACCCTCGAACACGTCGGTGGTGAAGTGACGCGCCGCTGGGTGATTGGCAGTGTGCATGCTGATGGCCGCCGGGCTGTGGTTCTTGGCCACGGTCACCGGCCGGCCAAGGCCAATTTCCAGCCCTGTACCGGCGCCGCCGCCACCGCAGAAGAAGTCCACCACGATCTCGTCGTCTTGCGGGTCGAAGCCAAGGCCGTACTGGGTTTTGAAGTCGAGCGGGTTCTTTTTCTGAAATGCAGACATGGGCGGTCCTCGCCGGGGTGGCGTTATCGTTGAATAGGGGAAGGCGCTGGCGGGCAGCGCCGGAGGGTCAGGCGGCCGCCGTTGCGTCAGTTGCTGGCTTCGGCTGGTAGACCAGCGTGCCGTCGAGGATGGCGGCCTTGATCGCTTCGAATTCCCAGGCGTAGTACTGCGACTCGACGTAAACCCGCAGTTCTGGGTAGTCGTGGTGCTTGCGGCGAATGAAGGCCTCGGCCGCTTCCTTGGTGAAGTGGCTGTTCACGATTTCCCAGCGCTTGTTCCACCCAGTGACTGTGTGGTCGTCGAGTTCAGCTAGGAACTGCCACTGATCATCCGTATCCAGATCAAGGAAATCGCATGCGTGGTCGACCTGGACCGCCTGGTTGACCTCCTGCTGCTCTTCCTCGTCGAGATCTGCCCAGTATTCTTCGGGGCTGAACCATCTGTTGTCTTCCAGGCAGACCGCCAGGCCCTCGGCGTAGTCAGCCTCATAGCCGTAGTCGATGCGCTTTTGCTGCACGGTAAACAGCGCGCAGGCCGTGTGGTGCCACTTCACGCCTTGGCCATTGCAGTGGTGGCGAAGGCGGGTAACGAAGTCCGACCATGTGTCGGAGGTCATCGGGTGGCCGGTTGCCAAGCTCGGGCTGGCTTCGGTATCGCTCATGGCTTTCTCCATGCATGCGCCGCCCTCCGTGGCCGGATGCGGCATGGTGTTGGTATGAGAGTTGCTCTACCCCTCAAACACTAAGAATTTGGGGGAATGCCGTAATGACACAGGACGATTTTCGCTACATAGTCTTCGTGGTAGTAGCTGTGGTGGTCCTTACGATTGTGGGGTCATGGGTGTTTCTTGAATCCATTAGCTGAGCCCCACCGGCGGGTCATGCCAACCCCTGAGTTGGGCCTGCTCGCATGGTGGCAATTTGGTTTGGGATGGGGTATTACGGGTGACCGGCATGGGGCCGGGCAGGGAGCCTATCTTGAAAAAACTGTTTCTGATCGTCGCGTCTTTGGCCATCGCCACATCTGCCTCCGCTGAAATCCTGACCCCAGAGCCTTCAAAGGCTTGCGCACTGCTCGCGGATGCAGGGCTGAAGGGGCGGAAATGGGTTGATGACTACGGCGATGGATCTGCAGGTTGTGCCAGCGACTACAAGGACATCGGCAGCAGTTCAGCGGGAATGGCTAACAATCTTGCCTACTACGTGACTGGAGTAGGTTCTTCCGCGAATGAGGTCAAGTTGGTTCTCAATTACAACCAGCCCTCCCATTCCGCATCAGGAAGTGCAGCGCTGCTAGCGGCATCGAAAAAGCTTTCACAGCGGGCCCTTGGGGCTAGGCTCCCCGATTCCGTCGCCAATCTCATCAAGAAAGGCGACGCAGGTTCGGAGAAAGTCGGAAAGGGCGTGGTTGAAGTAGTGCGTGATGACTGGCCTACTGGCAAAGGCTATGAAGTGAAAGTGATAATGCGTTAAGCCGCAGGGCGATCGATCTGGTCATCTGCATCCTGATCGGGGTCAGAAACGATACTGCGTACGCTGGCGTCGTAGAAAGCCTGCACCACATCTTCGCTAAGTAGGATTTCGTGGCGCATCATCAGGAACTTGGCCAGATCAGCATCGCTCATGGCATCCATCTTCAGGATCGCCATCTGAAGCACCTCGTTTATCTGCATGCCTTTGGATCGCTCGCAGATCCGTTCCATCGCCTGATGGATGCCTGGGCGTACCCGGTGCCTCAGCGCCTTCTCGTCGAACTTGATGCGCTTCCTCTCAGTATTTTCATTACGCTGCTGCTGCGTCAGAGCCATCATCGCCTCCATTGCGTACGAACGCGGTGCCGGGCCCGTAATTCATCAGGTCGCACACCCGGTTGATGATTTTGAGCGCGGCGTCGAACACCTTGTCGTCGTCCGGCTCGCGGGCCAGGCGCTTCATGTTCGGCTGGTGCTCTAGGCAGACTTTGTCGACCAGGCGCCGGGCCAGCCTGCGCAGATGGTCGGCGCTGTCGTGCTCCCGCAGGCTCAGGGCGAAGGCCAGGGCCACATCGTCAGGCCGGTACTGGCAGCCGCTGCGGGTGTTGTACAGCTTCTTGACCGGCCGATTCATCCAGGCCGGCAGGGTTACGACTCCAGAGGGTGCTTTCTGCATGTCTGTGCTCCGTGAGGCCGCTGGGCGGCAGGTGGAACTGTTCTTGCCGCCGGCGCTGGCGGACGAGGGTGCTGAGCCGTCTCATTTCCGTGCGCGAGCCAGCGGAAAATCGATGGCGTTTCGTTCGATGATCTTCACCATGGTTCCGTAGTTGATTCCGAGCCGATCGGATACCTGGGCGCGGTGCAGGCCTTCGTCTCGCAGGGCGCAGATCCGCTCAACGAGCTTCAACTCTTCGATGCGCTTCTGGTTGCGATGGATCTGGCGCTCAACCTCGCGCTTGTGGGTTCCTGAGCTCTTCCGCTCAGGCCGACGGAACACGAAATTCCCTTCTCGTGAGGCCCGGAATAGGGCCTGCTTGGAATATCCGGTGGCCTCGTGAACCTGCTGGCAGGTCATGGTCTTGGCCATCCTGCGGATCTCGGCCAGCTGGGAGAGGCGCTTGACCACGCGCGGGTCTTCTTTCTTCTCCGGCGCCGCGCGGATCACCTCGACATCGCGGTGCGGCCGAGGCGGAACGTATTGGAAGCCATCGAGCACAACGATGCTCCCTCCAGATGTGAAGAAGGCCGCTTTGGCGGCCTCCAGGTCGATTGATGGGTTCATGCTGCCCCCTATGCTGCGATGCCGAGCACCCGGTTCATGCGCTCGTCGAGGATTTCGTAAAAGGTCTTCACCCGCTCCGATAGCTTTCGGATCATCGCTTCGTCCCGGTAGGCGCGCTTCACGAACAGCGGCATGCCCGGCCAGTAGCAGATGAAGTCGATCCACTCGCGCTCCGATACCCACAGGCCGCCCTGGCACTGGGCGACGTGCTCCTTGGGGATCTCTCCGCCCAGGATCACGTCCACCTGCAGCTTCGGCAGCTTGGTCTTTATCTCGGTCAGGCCCTTGTCGCCTACCAGGGCGTCCGGCGAGTAGCCGATTCCGTGGTTGAGGATGATTCCGACCTCTGTCGTTTCGACCTCCTCGCTGTCGCGGTAGAGGTTGCGGGCAACGCCTTCCAGCTCATGGCCGCGCTCTGTATGCCGATTGCCGCTGAACGGATCGGCCGCTTCGCCGGTGATGCGTTCGCCGATGAGTGTGTTCATATAGGTGAAGGCGCCGGTACCGAAGCCGGCCTCGCCCTTGCCGTTCACCAGCAGGCAGTCCAGCTCGCTGCAGGTGATGATGCCCAGGCGTAGGTCGAGCCAGGCCTGAGTGCCTTGCTCAACGTCACTGACTATCTGCATTTGCGGCCTCCGCGGCCTTGATGGCCTTGTTCAGTTGCGCGACCAGGATGTCGTGGCGGCCCTTCGGCACGCACTCGGCCGAGCCGTATTCGCCGATGAACCAGTCGCGGGTCTTCTGCGTGCAGCGGTCGAGCAGTGCGCTGATGCCAGCGGCCTGAACGGTGGTGACGTTTGCCGTTGGCACGGCCGCATGGCCGTCGTCGTCCTCGCCGCGTGTGGTGAGGTTGAGCAGGGCACTCATGACGTAGCGTTTGCCGTAGCTGGTGGAGGAGCCGACCGCCTGGACCGCGTTCTTGCTTCCGCTGGTGTCGAGCGGCAGGAGCATGGTCGTGCTTTCGCGGTGACCGGCCCGGTGCATCAGGATGCCGGTCACGCTTAGGCCGGCCGGCACGTTCTCGACCTTGAAGGTGATGGCGAAGCCGTGGGCCTGCATGATCGGCTTGATGACGTCGTTGATGTCTTCGAAGGTGGCGTAGTCGCTGCGCTTCTGGCCATTCACGACGATGGCGCCGCGCTCAGCGATGCTTGGGATGTCGCTCTGCATGGCTGCCATGGCAGCGTTGAACTCAGCCTCGGCGTCACGGGCCTGCATGCGCTCGTGCATTGCCATCAGGCGCTCAAGCTTGTCGATGTCGCAGGTAGGGTCGGTGGCTGCCCGGCTGATAACGGCCAGGATGCTGCTATCGGCCTGGGCGGGCGCGGCCAGCTGGCGGCGCTGCTCCGGCACAATGATCGTGCTGCTCATGGTTTGTGCCTCAGTAGGAAATGGCGATGTTGGGGATCTTGCGCTGGGCAATCAGGGTGATTGCCTGCTTGGCACATTCCTCGGTCATGCCGCCGGCAACGAAGGCCTCCAATGCGGCGCGGTTGATGCTGGCCCGGTGCGCCTTGTCGCGCTCGCGGGCCTCTTGCTGCCGGAGGATTTCGGCTGCTGCTGCATCGGCGCGGCGACGTTCTTGCTGGCGCGCCTGCTCGGCTGCCTCCTCTTGCCGTCGAGCGGCGTCCTGGCGCTCCTGCTCC